GGACTTTCCATCCCCAACGCCTACTCGGGAACCCCCGTTCCCATGTCATGTGAGGTTGTCCTACTTACGCCATCTCCGGTGTATTTCCCCATTCTCCCGCAACATTCGTTCCGTTAGAGCCTGAGCGGCGCAAACCACTCCCTTACCCCAGAAAATCAGCCCAAAGCCTGTGATCATAAAGAGACAGACTAGGCATCCATGGTCAGGAGCTTAGCACCTTCCAACTCGCATGCTCGCGTCATTTCAGGGGGTCGCAACTCCCGGCCGAAGCCGCCCTTTCACGGGCCCAGTTGGTGTACGTTAACCTAACGGTTCAGCACTATTGCGGGCAAATGAGTATGCCCACCGGTCTGTTACTAATATCAGACCACCCCTCACACTACCAATTTCGAGCGCCAGCTGCGCTCTACCCCCTTTATCATCTCGAGCGGGGTAATTCTCGGGTGGAGATCAGGCAGATCAGATTAGGGTACGCATCGTAACCACCACATATAGCTGCTGCAATACCTTGCCATCCACGGAGTTGTATCGTTCTTGTATCCGGTTTCGAGCTATGCCTACTGCTCCCTGCTGCCCACGCATGACAGGTCGACACCCATTACAGGCGCAATCCACACTGTACCAGTCCCAATAACATGCCACGCTGGTCTTATAGCCTAGGCCCGGCCCTGGTGCTTCAAATTCGGCATTCCCCTATTCCCGCACACGGCACACCACGACTTGCTACAAAGTTGATATGCTTATACAACGACCGCTTCAGCACTATATGCTTAGGATCGGACTCCTCCCCCTCTCATCACCGCCATCACGACGAACAACCCTCTGCATGGTAATCCACACTTCGGATCCCCAGATCAACATCCACTCCAACCCCCGGATAACCCACCAACGCTGCTGGCAACAGCGCCGGTTAAGCCCAGGAAACACCTCTGCACCCCAGAGTTCCTACCCACAAGACCCGTTCAAACGTATAGCCAGATGAAGGCAAACCCCACGTCACTCAAATACCCACCACTAGGGAATTACGGGAATTACATTGAGATCAGCAGGAGTGATAGACCGGTTCGACTGTCTGTTGCCGCGGTTTGATCCTTGGCTCACCAGCAGACCCCCGGTGGTCTCACTTATACGTTCTAATAGAGTCCGCGTGGACCTTGGCAAGCTCCCCAACATCTACACCTGGAACGGCATAGACATCGTGGTTTACTTCCCAAGGAAACTCCGCAAACGCATTAGTGTTCCCCGATTCGGTTATACGTCCGAAGAAAGGAACTTCAACATCTCCAGGAATAGCAACCCAAGACCGAAATTCAGCCTCAAGTCGCAGTTGCTCCTCCACAGTGCAGCCCCAGGTGCACTCGAACATCGCCCGGCACGTGTCGCTAATCGCCACAGGCTTCAGAGTCTCGAGCTGACTTAATGGAACCTCGAACGAAGCTTTATACGCTACAGAACCGAGCCTATCAATGGAGTGGGCTAACCCAACATCTCCAGCGAGCCTAATCAGTCCCATAGCATACTCCTGCAAGACAGGAACTCCTCTGTTCAACGCCAATTCGCACATGCCCACGGCTTTCAATACCTTTCGTCCACCTCGCCAATTATCGTAATGATCGTGTGAAGTAGCGCCCACAGCCAAGACCTTACGCCAGTCTCTTACCATGCGCACAACACCATCACTACAATAAGTAGCGCGTGTTTGACAAAAGACCACATCATACAACGATGTGGAAACAGACTCGACCTTCAACTCATGCCCAAAGCTCATGAAAATTGTGCCAATTTGTTCCTTCACCTTAGCCAGGTCCTCTTCCTCGATGATAAGAATGCAATCATCGCCGTCGTCCAGCAGATCATACTTGCGCAGTTCCATCTGTCTCGCGGCGGCTATGCACATGACTATCATCAACGTGCAATTCCCCAACGCAGTGCCAAAGTCACCCGACATCCGGCGACCCACCACCTTATATTTGACACCGTGAAGGGATTTGCCCTTATTATGCAATTGCCAACTCAATAGTTGTGCAAATCGCTTGTTAGGAAGCAACCCCAGGTAAACGGATTGTTCAATTTCCAATTGCTCCAAGCTGACATGCTGGTCAAATCTGCTGCAATCCAGACCGAGAAACACGGGCTTACTGAATTGATCAGATTTATCCCTCAGGAGCTTCGCCCTTTGAGTTTGATTCAGTCCCTTGGCCACAAGTCGAGTTGCTCTCGCAACCCCGAACTCTTTTAGAGATTTTAGTCCATAAATAGCGCCTTCAATCGGTTTCATATAGCAACCCAATTCGAGTGTATACTTCACAGATCGAAACTGGATTGCGCGAGGGTCTTTAGGTTCCA